ATTTAACGTATACTCGTAAAAAATTTGACCACTCTCATCCCGGTCAACTCTCATACGATCAGGCATTAAAGGGTATAAGCCTAAAACCTCGCCTTTACCGTTTCGAATAATCTGCGCGTAAGCATTACCCCATAACAGTAGATGCGTCATCAAGGTTTCTCTAAACACGAAGCTTGTCATTTCAAGATTCGGCTCATCATGAAGCACCTTATACAAAGGATGTTTAACCGCTTTAGCCGTACCCGTACTCGTGCGCTCATACACGTGAAGCGGCAGGCTCGCCACCGCTTCAGACAGGATACGCACACACGAGTAGACAGCCGTCATCTGCATCGCCGAACGCTCATTCACCCTCTTACCGGACGAGGACGCGCCCATTAAGAAACGATAACCGCCGCCTAATATCCTGTTTTCAGGCTTATCTCTACTCTTAAAAATTTTACTAAAAATACTCATGACCCACCTCCTTACATGAATAGGATTCCTCGAGCGTCATACACGCTTTCCGTATTTGCGTTCCCACATCTGATAGCACGGTCAAGTGCCATAATGGTGGCGATAGCACCGTCTATTTTCTCGGTTGATTTTTCCTTATCTGCCTTAATGTTTCCTGCAGGATCAGTGCGAATGAAAATGTTATCCATGTTCCAGCGAAGCACCGGATGCCCTGCGTGTGCGATTTTCTGCTCGAGTGTAAGCTTCATAAGCTCCTTGGTAGGCGGACTCATATCCTTGAATCCCTGTCCGAACGGAACCACGGTAAACCCCATGTTTTCAAGGTTTTGCACCATTTGTACCGCGCCCCAACGGTCGAAAGCAATCTCACGAATATTGAAACGTTCACCTAAAGTTTCGATGAATTTTTCAATAAACCCATAGTGAACAACGTTTCCTTCCGTAGTTTTAATAAAACCTTGTTTTTCCCACACGTCATACGGCACGTGATCTCGTTTCACGCGCAAACTCAAGGTTTCTTCAGGCACCCAAAAATATGGTAGGATGCGAAACTTATCCGACTCATCTAAAGGCGGAAACACGAGTGAAAAAGCCGTAAGATCAGTGGTGCTTGAAAGGTCAAGACCCCCGTAGCAAACCCTGCCCTCGAGTTCTTCTTCGTCCACCTGAAAAGCACAAGCATCCCACTTTTCCATCGGCATCCAACGAATAGACTGTTTAACCCACTGGTTAAGACGAAGCTGACGGAAAGCATTCTCTTCACCGGGATTTTGCCGAGCTGACTCGAAAGCAGCCTTAACTTTCTCCATTTGCACCGTCACACCAAGAGAAGGATTAGCTTTCTTCCACACCTTAGGATCCGTCCAATCATCCGTTTCTTTTGCACCATAAATCACAGGATAAAAAGTTGGATCAATTTTCCTACCCTCGAGAATATCAACTGCTTTCTGATGCGTCTCATAGCAGATCGAATGCGTATCCGTACCGGCCGTGGTAATCAGAAAATATAGTGGCTGCATGCGAGCATCCCCGGAGCCTTTAGTCATCACGTCAAACAGTTTACGGTTAGGCTGCGTGTGAAGCTCATCAAACACAACACCGTGAATGTTAAACCCGTGTTTAGAGTAAGCTTCAGCCGATAAAACTTGGTAGAAACTGTTAGTTGGTAGGAAAATAATACGTTTTTGCGAAGCTAAAATTTTAACCCTACGATTAAGAGCCGGGCACATTCTAACCATGTCCGCCGCCACATCAAACACGATTGTTGCCTGCTGACGGTCCGCCGCACAACCATAAACTTCCGCTCGCTCCTCATTATCCCCACAGCATAAAAGCAAGGCTACTGCAGCAGCCAACTCACTTTTACCCATCTTCTTAGGTATTTCAATATAAGCAGTATTAAACTGACGGTAACCATTCGGTTTAACCACGCCAAACAAGTCCCTGATAATCTGCTCCTGCCAGTCAAGGAGCTTAAAAGGCTTACCAGCCCACGTGCCTTTCGTGTGTGTTAAACATTCGATAAAACTCACGGCATAATCCGCTAAATCCTTACTATACGTTGAATCTTCTTTTTTAAACTTAGTAACCTCGTATTTTTGCAACTTAAGCTCCTCCTTTCTTTAGGCATAAAAAAAAGACGCCTGCTTGCGCCCTTTCAAAGAAAAAGCAGCAAACCCTTCGATTTGCCGCTTTAACCTATCGAGATAAATTTTCGAATGATGCATTCATCATAAGTTTTTTATCTTGAATTTTTCGTCATCACTATTCCTTCTATGAAGCCAATCTTCCATATAAAAGCCTACCAAAACGACAGCCTGCAATAACGAAGAAAAAGCACCAAAATTCACTGAAAATGGGATTGCTACAGCAATAGTAATAATCCAAACTGCACCAGGTATAATCCATTTATTTGCTTTTCTGCTTTTAACAACGTAAATTTCAAGTCCGGCTAAAACAATGCCCATCACCAAGTAAAGAAGCAATAACTCTCTATTCATTTGCTTGTCTCCTTTCATTGTATTTATCAATCAGTTTCTTAGTAGTTTCATAATCATATTTATCTTGCAAAGCTAAAGACTTAATGAACTTCACGTACGGATCTTCATCCACCTCCATAAGCTTTACCTTTTCAATTAACTGATTAAGATTACTTCTGATTATGTGGTAGGAGCTATCATAATAGTCAGCCATGCTCTTCAATGATCCAGACGATAAAATGAACTGCTTAATAAACGCTATTTCATTATCATCGAGATTAAAGATCCAATCATTCTTCATAAGCACGCTCCTTTTTCTCTTATATTAACACAATTTCTAATAATATTCAATAAGAAGCTTTTATTTTCAATTTTATTCGACTGTCAATTTAATTTACTTTGAAAAGCGTACAATAATAACCCAAGCATAAAAAAGACGCCTGCTTGCGTCCATATCGTTTATATCTTCTACGAGAAACAGGGCCTTAAAAGCCCTGCTGCTTTTAATAAAATTTCAGTTTTTAGTTTCTAGCATCGAGGATCATTTCTAAAGCCTCATTTGCAAGCTTATCTGTTGGCATAATATCCCAGCCTCTATCGTAGTTTGCGATAACCTTGTTATTGTTTTTCAAAGTAAGCTTGGAAATTCTTCCCTGGTTAATCCCATATTCGCTTGGCTCTTCAAAAACCTTCATGCTGTAGCTTACAACCTGATCTTCTACTCTAAGCGTGCCTTGTTCCCACATGGTTTTGCTCCTTTTTCTGTGCTTTTTGTTAGTACTATATATCACTCTAAAAGCACAGAATAGCAAGTCATAAATGAGAAAAAATCGCAGGTAATTCCACGATTTTTCTTTGGTTTTTGCCAATTCTGTTTTTAGTTTCTTGCTTGTTTAATCGCTTGGTAGGCTTTCTGAATATCCTTGTCCAAGGTTTCAGCATCCGCAAACAGTTCAAACTCCGTATCGTTTAGTTTTCCTTCGCTTACCTTCCAAAGCTCCTCGTGAGCTTGCATAGCGCAGGTTTTTGCTGTTTGCGCAATGTCGAGCATGCTGATAGCCGAACTAATTTTCCCTTCTTCAGCTTTTTTGATTGCGTTTAGCGTGTAGCGTCTGCAGGCTTTAACTTCGCTTGCAAGTCTTTGTAAGGTTTCTTTTTTCATAGGTTTTCTCCTTTGCTTTTGCTGATACTATATATCACTCTAAAAGCACATAATAGCAAGCAATAAACGGGATAAAACCGCTGGTATTTCCACTAATTATTGTTCTTACAAGTCGCTAATTTTTCGGCACTTATCCACGCCATAAACAACGCTTAGCCCACTTCCTGTTTCCCAAGAAACCATGATTGAACCCATATCATCAACACCTCGCACTCTGCCTTTAGTGCCGATAGGAGGTGCCTGAACATCATCCATTAAGATAAGCTCTACCAAACAACCTTTAGGATAAGTTTTTCTAAGCTTTTCAACCTGTTCTCTACTTACCGTTCTCATCATTCACCTCTTTCGTTTCTAAAAGCACATGAGCCTTGTAAATGGGAAAGCAGAATCTTTCTATCCTTTTTAAACTCATCTCCAATAAAGCCGAGCCTAAGAAGAAAACATCTGAAAGCATACTTATCGTTAACCGGCTTATGTTTAGTTTCATTCACATGTTTTACTTCCAAGCTCATTTTGCAAAGAGCCAAAATAAGCTTCATGTAAGTATCCATATGATCTTGGCTTACATCTTTAAACCAGGGAAAACTAACTGCTTCATCGTTCTCTTCTATTCCAAGGCTTGTCACATCGAGTGCTTTTTTAATTAAATCACCCTTGTTTTTGATGATTTTTCTAAGCTTAGTCACATCAAGCTTATCTTTTGGAAACTCGACTGTAAGCATGCGTGTGCTTTCATCTTGTGTTTTAGGAAGGCTTATACCATAATCGCCCTCAAGTATTTGTTTTAGATCCTTTAGGTCTTCATCATCCGCACATGTTACTGTTCCGGTTTTACCAACTGTGAAAGGGCCTATCTTGTAAGCCATGCTGGGAGTTTTCAGATACGCGGCTTTAAGACCTGTTAAATCTTCTATTGCTTGTATGAGTGGTTTTCTTTTAGAACCTTTTAAGCCATATTCTAAGCTCATTTTAATACCTCCTTTAGGTTTTTCCTTGTGTATATACATCACTCTAAAGAAGGTATTTAGCAAGTCTTACGTGCTTTCTTTTCCCTGAAAATAAGCGATATTTTTGAGAACGAAATACACGCAGGGAAGTGCCACGCCGTTGCCCCACATCTTGTATTCCGCTGAATCAGTGTGAGGATTTTTAAGCCATTTTATTATCTGATTTTTACTTTTCGGCTTACAGGCGTTTGTGACTAGTTTTCGATGTGTTTCAAACACGTCCTGCCAAAAGATAAGCTCTTCATCGCTTGGATTTTCTGTTTGAAGATTATCACACCAACAGTCGGGAAAGCCCTGCAGTCTTGCACATTCTTTCGGGGTTAAACGTCTAACCACATAGTGTTTATCCTCATTCATATCGTTTACGACAGGAGGATCTTTATAGTCACTTGCCACAAGCGTGTCTGTCATTTCAGCCCGAGCATTCGTGTGATGCGAGTTTTTACTCGTAGAATACACTATTGCAAGACCGCCTTGATTAGCTTCAGGCGAGTTTAGCCCTGTGTTAATTGTTCTTGCCAGTTTCGTTTCATACACGTTAGCACGCTTGTTTTTCGTGTTGAGTGATGTTAAACGAACGTCAAAACAGGTTTTATCACAAACCACAAAAGGCTGATTATTCCCACCTGTTCCAAACGTGGAAAGCACTGTTTGAGACACGCTAAGAGGCCCTTTATATCGTGAGTCCTGCCCGTGATTTTCAAACACGAGCGGTGGATGGTTTCCCACACTTGCTGTAAGCGTACCGCTTTTGTTTTCAAACACGTCCATTCTGTTTCCGCCCTGATCGTTTAAACAGTATCTTTCGATTGCATCACCAGTGCCTGTTTCAAAATGTCCGGTAGTTTCTTGCCACGGTTTTCTGCACGCCGTAAAATCCCAAGGCATGCTTTCTTGCTCAAATAATATTTTTCCGGCACTTTGTCCATCAAAATCTGCGACAAGAAAGATACGTTTTCTTCTCTGGGGTACTCCGAAGTATGAAGCATCAAGTACCCGCCATGCGAGTGAGAAATCTTCTGCCATGACAAGTCCTGCACTGCTCCATTTTTCAGGTCTAGGAGCATTAAACGTATGTCCTTTGACAGCACAGATTTCTTTGATAACTTTTTCGAAGTCTTCTCCTTTATTTGAGGAAAACGCTCCCGGAACGTTCTCCCAAACGATATATCTTGGTTTTTGTCCACCTGTTTTCCTCCTCATCTCTTTAATAATCCGAATCGCTTCAAAAAACAGGTTCGAGCGAGAACCACTAAGGCCTGCCCGTTTACCTGCAATCGACATGTCCTGACAGGGGCTTCCAAACGTGATAATATCAACCGCTTCCACAGCATCGCCTTTAATCTTTGACACATCACCTAAATGCTTAACATAAGGCAATCTTTTAGTGGTAACTCTTATAGGAAACGGCTCGATTTCACTTGCCCATAAAGGTTTAATCCCTATAAGCGTAGCCGCTAAAGGAAAACCGCCCGAGCCATCAAAAAGGCTGGCGAGTGTAAGTGTTTTACTCATCGCCAGCCTCTTTCATCATTTCAATTGCCTGCTTAAAGCTATACTGTTTCCCATCTCGTATAAGAAGCACGTCTTTTGTTTTATCATCGTGAAACTTCATATACCGTTTAACCGCAACATCAATAAATTTAGGTTCAAGCTCCACTCCAAAACAAACTCTGCCAATCTGCTCACAGGCTATAAGCGTAGATGCCGAACCTAAAAACCCATCTAACACAACACTGTTTGTTTGCGTACTTTGTTTAATAAGATAAGCGATTAACGGCACGGGCTTACTGGAAGGATGCCCACAGCCTTCTTCCTTCGAGTTTTTAATCCCATCAAATTCAAAAACAGCTGTCTGTTTCTGATCACCATACCACTTATGTTTACCGTCTTTACGCCAACCGTAAATAATCGGCTCCATGTTAAACTTCCAGTCCGTTCGCATAAGTGGAGCTCTCGGCTTTTTCCAAATCAAACCAGCCGCAACCTTAAAACCCGCGTCCTCAAAAGCATCGTAGAAAACACGTGCTTTCATCGTTGCGTAAAACTCATAAATAGACGCATCAGCTGCCATAGAGTTTTTAAAGTTGGTAAAAACTTTCATTAAAAACTCGTAGCCTTCTTTATCACTTAAATCATCATTTTTAATTTTCCCTGACGCATTTTCAAGGTTCACGAAATAAGGTGCGTCCGTGCAAACAAGATTTACTTTCGTTTCACCGAGTAATTTTTCAAACGTAGAAGAATCGGTTGAATCACCGCAAATAATACGATGCTTACCAAGCGTCCATATGTCACCCGTTTTAGAAAAGCACGGTTCTTTAAGCTCTTTTTCAACATCAAAATCATCATCACTCACGTCTTTATCAGCATCAAAAATACTGGAAAGCTCCGCCTCATCAAACCCGAGAAGATCAAGGTTAAAATCAGCCCCTTCAAGCTCCGATAACTCGACTGCTAAAAGCTCACTATCCCAGCCTGCGTTAAGTGAAAGCTTATTATCCGCAATAATATACGCACGCTTTTGTGTTTCAGTTAAATGGTTTTCTTTCACGCACGGAACTTTTTTAAGACCCAGTTTTAGTGCCGCGGCAAGCCTGCCGTGTCCTGCGAGAATCGTATTATCCTCAGCCACTAGAATTGGGGAGAGGAAACCAAACTCGCGAATACTTGCCGCTATCTGAGATACTTGCGCCTCAGAGTGCGTGCGAGCGTTTCTCACATACGGGATAAGCTCACTTACGTCAGCCAGATAATACTGCATTTCTTTTTCCATAAGCTTTCCTCCCGTTAGAAAAGACCCCAGCAAGCGAATTTTTCAAAGCCACCCACCGAGTCAATGTAATCTTTAGCAATTTTCACAATCTGCGCATACGGTTTACCATCAACCATTTCATCTCCGATAGTGCAAGAAAACTCAACCACCCGACCGGTTTCCTGTGCTTTCAAAAACGCGTAAATGTTAACCGACACGTCAGCTTTTGTAAGATCCTTACCATGAAGACCTCCGCCCGTGACAGAATCTGCCATGTCTGACCCGAGTTTTCTGTTAACCGCTCCCGTATCCACGTTGATACCGCCCGTCCAGTCGCCTAAAGGATTAACAAACGCACTCGGATAATCTTTCAATAAGTCTTCTCGTTTAGCATGAGACTGGCAGATGATAAGCTTTTCACCATCAAGAACATACTTGCCGTCATACGGATACTTTTCATAAACCTTTCGAGCAATAGCAGAAAGTTTCCTCTGCTCAGCTGTTAATGGCACGCCTTTAAAAATCCCGTTGTCACCGCAACGAACCATACCATCCTGGTTTTGGCTTAAATGCTTATCCTGCGGCACGACCGTAATATCAATCTTTACTTTCCCAGGGCTTAAACGGTGGATAATATTTTTAATATCCTTAAACTTAAACATCACCGTGCTTTCAATAAACACGGCACACTTACCATGCCCGAGCATCACTTCAACAGCAATCTTAGGATTCTCATCAATCTTGTAAGCCAGATCAACAATTGCCCCGGCAATACGATCCGAAACCTTGTCCGGGTGACTTGGATTTACTTTTTCTATCATAATTTTTCTCCTTATAATTTTTTACGTGTTAAAAGCAGGCGTTCCATTAAATCGTTTTGAGGTGAAACACCATCAAACTCAGTCGAACAGTTTTCTTTCACAATTTGGAAAATCTCATT